ATCCTGGCCCGCGAAATGACCCGCAAGTGGGTCAAGCTCAAGGCTACAGGCGACGAAGACAAGACTGACAGAATTCTTGAACTCGACGCCGAAATGAAGCGCCTTGACGTTCAGGGCGTCTTCCGTCGCGCATTGGAGCTTGACGGCTTTTTTGGTCGCGCTCACATGTTTCTGGACATGGGCAGCGCAGAGCCTGAAGAGGTCAAGACGCCGCTAGTACTCAGCCCAGCCAAGATCGGCGTCGGCGCTTTGAAGGGCATCCGCGTTATTGAGCCGATGTGGACCTATCCCAACGCCTATAATTCGACCGATCCTCTCGTTCCCGACTTCTACAAGCCCCAAGACTGGTTTGTCATGGGTAAGATTGTCCACAAGTCGCGCATCCTGACCATCGTAGGTCGTGAAGTCCCCGACCTTCTGAAGCCCGCTTATAGCTTCGGTGGGCTGTCGCTGTCGCAGATGATCAAGCCATACGTCGATAACTGGCTTCGCACCCGCCAGAGCGTCTCAGACGGTATCAGCAATTTCAGCATTATGATGTTGCTGACTGACCTTTCCGGCCTGCTAAACGGCGGAGGGTCGAACGAAATCCTAAGCCGTGCCGCCATTTTCAACTCCATCCGCGATAACAACGGCGTGATGATCGGCGACAAGGAGAAGGAAGACCTGAAGAATGTGTCTATGCCGTTGAGCGGCCTGGACCATCTCCAGGCGCAGAGCCAGGAACATATGGCCGCGCCCGCTGGTATCCCCCTGGTCAAGATGTTTGGCATTACCCCAAGCGGCTTGAATGCGACCTCGGAAGGTGAGCTTGAGTGCTTCAACACCGAAGTCGAAGCCGCACAGGAAGCCATCTGTACCAAGCCTCTGGACTACATTCTCAAGGTCATCCAGCTTTCCCTGTGGGGCGAGATTGACGACAGCATAGGCTTTGCTTGGGAGCCTCTCGGCAATCTCGACGCCGCCCAACTGGCGACGGCCCGCAAGACTGATGTGGACGCCGATTGCGTCCTGATCGATCACGGCGTCCTCACTCCCGAGGAAGTCCGCAAGCGTCTGGCCGGTGAAGAGGACAGCCCTTATTCTGGGCTGGACCTGAGTGCTGAGTTGCCGGACATGACCGAACATGACGACGACGCCGATGCGCACGAAGGACTTAACGAATGACAGCTCTACCGCAGTACCCTACGGCCTCCATTGGTCAGGAAGCGGCTTCTGTCGCCATTACCACTCTTGACGCCAGCGGCAATATCGAGATTGTCAGCCAGATAAATCCCATGCCAATGATCGACGCCTATTCGGCCCCGGTCACTACGAACTGGACATCTGGGACGGCTCTGAATACCGCCATCACGCTTAACACAGCCGGAATGGACACGGTAGCCCTGACGATCATTCCAGCGGCTGGCATCACTGGCGGCGTCATCACATTCAACGTGTATGACGGAGCTAACTGGTTCCCGATCAAGTGCGCCCGGCAATCCAGCTATGCGACCGATAGCGCATTTAGCCTGGCCGGAAGTCCGGGGCAGCAGTCTTGGACCATCCCCGCTGCTGGCTTTCCCGAGGTCCAGGTTATCCTGACCTCGGCCATCACTGGCACGGGCAATGTCACCATTGCGGCCATCACGTCATCGGCTCCTGACACTTCGGTTGTGACCTGTGGCCTTGATCCGTATCAGGGCACGTCCTATTATTTCAACGGTGCCCAGCTTGCCGCCGCTTCGACTGTCAAGGCGTCTTCGGGCACGTTGTTCGGCCTAAGTGTCTACAATCCGAATGCCTCGGTGGAATATCTCCAGGTATTCGACGCCGCCAGCGTGACGGTTGGTACAACTGCGCCGGTTCAGTCCTTCGCCATTTTGGCCTCTGGACAGTTGAACATGTCGTTCAATTCGACGGGGATTGCCTTTACCAATTCCATCAAAATTGCCGCGACCACTACGGCGACAGGCTCAACGGCTCCGGGCACTGGTCTAGTCGTCAACGCGCAATACAAATAACCGAAAGACCCACCATGGCGAAGACCCGGAAGGCCAAGACGGAGAAGGTCTTGGCTCCGGTGCGCCCGAATGCGGGCGTTGAGGCGGCATTTCAGGCCAAGCTTGACGCCATGATCGATGAGATGCAGTCCAGCCTGACGTGGTGGATCACTGCCGGATATCGTGCCAATACGCCAGAAATGGCGCAGGACGCAAGCCCGGCCATGGTGATGCGGATATTGATGAAGCGGCTTGCGCGTCGGTGGCAGAAACGCTTTGACGATGCAGCCCCCGAACTGGCGAAGTATTACGCCACGAAGATGGCTGACCGGGCAGACGGCGCTTTGATGGCGACGTTGAAGAAGGCCGGGTTTGCCATTGAGTTCAAGCTTACGCCCGAAGCTAATGACATTTTGCAGGCCACCATAGGCGAGCAAACTGGACTGATCAGGAATATAGCCTCGCACCATCTAGCTGGAATCCAAGGCGCTGTAATGCGCTCTGTGGCAGCCGGTGGCGACCTACACAGCCTGTCCAAGGAACTGCACGGGCGATATGACATCACCCGGCGACGGGCTGCCCTTATTGCCCGCGACCAGAACCGAAAGGCGACGGCCAACATTCAACGTGCGCGGTTTCAAGAGCTTGGCGTCAAAGAGGCAATCTGGATACACAGCCACGGAGGACGCAAGCCGCGCCCTTCGCATCTCGCCAATGATGGTAAGCGGTTTGACGTTGCGAAGGGCTGGTATGACCCGGATGCAAAGTGCTATTGCCTCCCTGGATCACTTGTGAACTGCAAGTGCGTCATGAGGCCGGTTATTCCTGGGTTTTAATCGATCAAGAAATAGAGCGGGTCGGCCTCTGACGCTTCGTGCTCCCATCCGATTCCGCAAACTGGTTCGCCAAGCTTAATGTGGCGCGGATATGCTTCATCCGGCTCGGTTATGAACTCACCCTGAATGGCGACGGGCATATCCCCCGGCACGCCCTCAAGCGCCCTGCGCAGTTCGTCAACGGTCATTTGTCTACTCCATCGTAAATCTTGAAGCCGCAAAGGAACGGGGGCACGATGTTCCCCGCCTCATCGCGGTTCTGTTTGTGGCATGATGCGACGATATTCCCGGCGTCATCCGAATACGAAACGAGCGGCGGTTCTGCGATGCCGCATATGTCGCGATGCAGCTCATGCGGATAACCTGCGATGAACTGATTGAACTCATCTTCGGATACGGTGTTACCGTCAACGGTCATTTCTCAGTCCTCATAGCTAAGCACACTGCCATCCGTCCCGATTGGAACGCCTTCCCCGCATGGAATTCCTGCGAACGTGAGCGTTGCTGTAATCTTCGGAGGCCGTCGTTCTTCCTGGGCCTGCTTGTATCCGGGCGATCCGTAAAATGGTTTCGCGGAATCCCAATAGATTGGCCCTTCGTACCTTAAAAGATCAAGAAGGGCATCTTCCATCTCGTCTTGCAGCCATTTGATGTATTCTTCGTCGGTCCCTTGCATTACTACGGCTGGTTTGGGCGTCATTTCTTCGCCCCTTCAGTCCCGCGACGAGTAACGCCCAAATCCGCTCCGTATGCGTCCAAAACTTCGCCGGACGACGTTGACAGTTGCTCCTGATAAGCCCTCAAAAGCAGCTTAAATCCGAGGCTCATATCTTCAAAGACGGCAAGTAGGCGCTTGCGGTAGTCGTCATCGGATTCAACATCGGATTCGTCATCGACGGCGGTGAGATGGTCCCCGCTAAGCAATTCTGCATCCCCATCGGCAAATTTAACAACGAATAGATTGTTATCTCCAATCCGCACGATTGTGCCAACGCCTCTATTGGCAGCCCACCGCGCAGGCATGGCCTTGAACTCAACCCGACTTCCGATGGGGAACTTGGGCGGCTTTGGGGTGGGTTCGTCATAAGTAAGATTATGCGGATGGGCGAACACTTCAGGCCCCTTCTTGCCGATTTGAATTTTAAACAGACCGTTCATATGCTGGCCGGTTACAGTAACTTCGTCCCCATTATTCCCCCACTTTGAGATTGGGTTAACATCGTCAATATTTTGAAGCTTGGCGATGCTCCCCGTATAAAAGAAACCGGGGATTTTAACCATCGGCTTCCCGTCCACGCGGATAAATAATTCACGTTCGTCGTCATTCATAGCAATCCCCTGAAGTGGCCTCAGATGAATGGTCATCGGTTTGACGGTTGTAATGGACTACGATGCATCCAGGCGTTGCTTCCTGAAGCTCTCGCTCGGCCTCGGCCCTGCGCTCGTCAAAAATGGCGATTAGGTCAAACCCTGTCTTTGCCAGTTCTTCGTCACTGATCTCCCATTCGCATTGATTGATACCGTTTAGCCAGTCCCCATCAACGGTGCTGATGGACTTAATCCTGATCATAGCAATCCCCCGAATTTGAAACCCCAGGATCATATCATGCCGCTCGAAAATGGCAAGTCTCAGGCTGTCGTGTCGCGGAATATTGCGCGGGAACGCGATGCCGGGAAGCCAGCGAGGCAGGCCATCGCCATCGCTGAAAGCAAGGCGAGGGAAGCCAAGGACTGCGGTGCTATGGATGATCGATCCGCCGCGATGTCCGAAGTGTGCCGCTTAATTGCCATCCTTGCAAAGAAGAAGATGCGATGACCGATCACATTGACGTTCGATTTGCTCCGAAGTGGTGGGGCTGGCCCGTCATCCGCGCCGCCATGTTCATTGGCATTCTAACCCGCATTGATACCAAGCCATGGTTCGGTGTCTTCATGGGGTGGCTAGTCTCCAAGGGCTTTCGATACGAGGTTGCCACCAATGACAAAGCCTGACCATCTCGCCCTAGACCGCGCCACCGTCCGCACGAAGGATGAGGATGGCCGTCTGAAAGTGGCTGTGACGAATATCAGCAAGGCCAATATCTGCCCCTACATGGGCAAGGAAATCCCGGACTATCAAAAGCTCGGGCTTGAGCCGGATAAAATATACCAGCTATTCCGCGACCCGGAAGAACTGAAGAAGGCGGCTCCGTCGTTTAACGGCATACCTCTTTTGAGCGAGCACGTCCCGGTATCTGCCGACGATCACAAGCCCGAGCTAGTGGTTGGCGCAACCGGAACTGACGCTGAGTTCAAAGCGCCGTATCTCCGCAACAGCCTAGTCGTATGGGCATCCGATGCAATCGACGGCATCGAAAGCGGGGAACAGAAGGAACTGTCATCGGCATATCGGTATGAAGCCGACATGACGCCGGGCACCTATCAAGGTGCCGAGTATGACGGCGTTATGCGCAATATTCGCGGCAATCATGTGGCCTTAGTGCCAGTGGGCCGCGCAGGAGCCGACGTTGTTGTCGGAGATTCACAACTGGAGACCATCTACATGCCCAAGCCTCTTTCCGCAAAGGCTCTACTGGCGAAAGGAGCCTTGCAGGCTGTCATTCGTCCGAAGTTGGCCCAAGACGCCAAGATCGACTTCACCCATCTGGTGCGCGGGATTACCGCCGCCAATTGGGCTTCCCGCAAGCCTGGTATCTTGAACGCCATCAAGCCGAAGCTGGCTTCTGACGCCAGCCTTGAGGACATCACCAAGCTGCTGGACAGCCTGGACGGCGAAAATCCCGAGGAGCCGAAAGCCGGTGCCGAGGATGACGACGACATGAGCGACATCCCCGCCGTCGATGGTGACGAGGAAGACGCCGCCAAGCCGATCAAAAAGCCCGAAGCCGAAGACGACGGCGAGCACAGCGAGGCCGACGAAGAGGCCATTTGGCGCAAGCTGCACGAAATGATCGGCAAGATGCTGAAGGACGAACCCGCCGCCAAGCCTCCCGCGCAGGACGCCGAGGAAGACGACGAAGACGAAAAGAAGGAGAAGCCCGGCGTGACCAAAGCCGCTATGGACGCCGCTCTCGCCAGCGTTGCCCGCAAGACCGCCCGCGACACCGAGGCCAATGTGATGGCCCGGATGCGAGCCATTCACGAAGCTGAGAAGGCCGTTGCGCCGCATGTCGGTGAGCTGGCCTATGCCATGGACAGCGCCGATGACGTGTACCGCTTCTGCCTCGAAAGCAAGGGCATCGATCTTGAAGGCGTCCCCCCCGCTGGCTTTAAGGCCATGGTTGGCATGCTGACCACTCAGGCCGCTGCCGCCCCTCGCCAGCTTGCCCAGGACGCTGCCGGGGCCACTGGTGCCGCCAAGCGTTTCCCCAACGCCAAGCGCCCCATCGCTCTGTAAGGAAAACTATCCATGTCTCAGTTTCAGACCCAAGTCAACATCAACCCGGCCCCCGGCGTTGTTGGTGACTTTTGCTCGGCCAATCCCCGAGCCTCCGTCCTGGCCGGTCCTGGCGCTCTCGTCGCTGGTACCGCTGGCGTCTATATTGGCCGTTTCGCATGGGCTTATTCCAACGCTGGCGTGACCAATCCCCTGACTGGCGAAGTGGACGGATATTCGACTGTCGCCAACTATGGCGCAGGTACTCCCACCGGCTTCGTTCACCGCGAACAGCAGGCGCTGATTACCGCCTTCCTGGCTTCCAACTCCTTGTTGGTCCCGACCGGCTATCCGGTTGTGCTGCATCAGGCTGGTGACTTCTGGGCTGTCAATAGCGGCACCACTTCCGCCTCGGTCAACCAGAAGGTCTATGTGAACAACTCCACTGGCTTGGTTTCGGCGGCTGCCACTGGTCAGACCATCACTGGCGCTAGTGTTACCGGCTCCATCGCCGTCAATTCCGGCTCTGCCAGCACCATCGCGGTCAACAGCGTTACCGGCTCCATCGCTGGCACCACTCTGACCGTTTCTGCCGTTGGCACCGGCGCGGTTTTCGTCGGCCAGACTTTGAGCGGCACTGGCGTTGCTACCGGGACCACCGTTACCGGCCTTCTGACCGGCACTGGCGGCAACGGAACGTATAGCGTGTCGATTTCGCAGACTGTGGTTTCTACCACCATTACCGGCTCCGGCGGCACTCTGACTGTTGGCGGCACTGTCACGGGCACCTTCGCCGTTGGTCAGACCTTGACCGGCACTGGCGTGACCGCTGGAACTGCCATTCTGAGTGCTATTTCCGGCACTGGTGGCGCTGGCACTTATGCCGTGTCGATTGCCCAGACCACTACCTCGACCGCTATCACCGCTTCCGGCGGCACTTTGACCGTGACCGTCGTTGCCTCTGGCGTTCTTGGCATTGATGACGTGATCTCTGGCTCCGGCGTGACCGCTGGCACCTATATCACCGCGTTCCTGACCGGCACTGGCGGCAACGGCACTTATCTGGTGTCTGCCTCCCAGACTGTTGCTAGCGAGACAATCACCGTCCAGTCCAGCACTGAGACTAAGTGGTATGTCATGAGCACCGCCGCCCCCGGCGAACTGATGAAGATCAGTTCGTGGGCGCTGGGCTGATCCCCACTCTCAACCGGCTGAATAAGCTACGAGCAGCCCGCCTTCGTGCGGGCTTTTTCTTGACCGCACGAAAGGTCTAGCCCAATGGCTCCCCGTCGTAATCCTGAATTCAATTATCTCGCGGACAATTTCGGCATCGTTCTGCCGGAAGCCGTCGATTTCTATGACGCCGATCTCGCTATGGATGCCCAGCCGTCGCTGATCACCACTTCCAACGGCGGCATCCCCTCTTTCCTGGTCAACTATTTCGACCCCAAGATCGTCGAAATTCTGACCGCCCCCCTGAAGGCTACCGAAATTCTGCCGGAAGCCAAAAAGGGCACCTGGGTTGACGCTACCGCCATGTTCGAGACGGCGGAATATACTGGTGAAGCCACCAGCTATGGCGACTATCAGGAAACCGGCTCTGCTGGCCTGAATACCACTTTCCCGCAGCGTCAGAACTATCTGGCCCAGACCATGACCCAGTGGGGCGAGCTGGAATTGGAACGCGCTGGCCGTGGTCGCATTGACCTCGCCAGCCGCAAGCAGATTGCCAGCGCCAAGATTTTGGAGAAGTTCCTGAACAACTCCTATTTCTATGGCATCGCCGGTCTCCAGAACTACGGCATCCTGAACGATCCGAGCCTTCCCGCTCCGATCACTCCCGGCCCAAAGGCTTGGAACGGCGGCAATCCGGGCGGTTGGATCGTCAACAATGCCCAGGTGGCGACCGCCAACGAGGTCTTTGCTGACATTCAGAACCTCGTGACCAGCGTCATCACCCAGAGCGTCGGCGTCGTCACCGCCGAATCGCCTTTCCGTCTGGTCCTGGCCCCGCAGTCCTCGGGCGCTCTGAACAGCGTCACTCAGTTCAACGTGTCTGTGATGGACATGATCAAGAAGAACTATCCGAAGCTGGAAGTCGTTGTGGCTCCCCAGTACGGTAGCGCTTCGAACGGTGGCCTGCTGCCCAGCGGTAACGTCGCCCAGATCATTGCCACCGAAGTTGATGGCAACCCGACCGGCGTCTGCGCCTTCTCCGAGAAGCTCCGCGCCCATCGCGTTGTTCCCGGCACGTCGCACTTCAGGCAGAAGAAGACTTGCGGCACCTTTGGCGCTATTATCTGGTATCCCATCGCCTTCGCGTCGATGGTTGGCGTCTAAGCCACAGTCGGGGCCATCTCCTCGGGGGTGGCCCCACTCTTTCGGAGGATTGCGGAATGACCCGCCCCTATACTCGGAGAAATCAGAACGTGACAACCAACGTCGAAACCGTCGCCCCCGCCACCACTGGCGAAACCGTGACCATCGGGTGCAAGCTGCCCAACGGCCTGCATTTGGACTTGCACACTCCGACCGGCGCTAAACAGCGAATGGCCGATGGCAGCGAGTTCCCGATCTATGGCATCGAGCGCGTGACCGTGCGCGGCGGCTACTCAGGCGCTCAGCCGGGCGTCTTTTCCCTTCCCCCCGGCACCGCTGGCCTCACCCCTAACGTCCCGAAAGACTTCTGGGAAAAGTGGGTCAAGGCTAATGCCAGCCTGCCCGTGGTCAAGAATGGCCTCGTCTTCGCCGCCAAGGATAATTCCTCGGCTCGGTCCATCGTCGCCGAGCGTGCGACCGTGCGGACTGGCTTGGAAGGTCTTGACAAAGACACCCCGGCCCCCGGCATGAAGGAAGTGAAACGCGCTGCTTCGGGTTTCCCTGAAGACGAGGAGTAAAAGTCATGGGTGTCGTCGCATTCGATTATACCGCGTGGTCCGCACGGTATCCCGAGCTTGCCGCGTTTGTAGCGGAGCCGATGGCCCAAGCCTACTTCAATGAGGCACAGCTTTATTGCGACAACACCCCATGCAGCCCGATCCACGATGACAGTGTTGGGGGTCAGCGTTCGGTGATCCTCAACATGGCCACGGCTCACATTGCCGCGATCAATGCCCCGCTGAATAATCAGCCATCATCGCCGCTGGTGGGCCGCATTTCGAACGCCACAGAGGGCAGCGTGAGCGTACAGACGGAAAACCTCTATCCGCCTGGAACGGTTCAATTCTGGCAACAGACCAAGTACGGCGCGGCGTTTTGGGCGGCGACCACGCAGTTTAGGACGTTCCGATACGTCGCTCCGGTGCGATATCCGGGGCTTGGAAATGGCGTCCACCGATGGTAGCCAAGACATTTACCGGCGGCGATAAGCTCCAAGATCGGCTGAACAAGCTGGCGAAGAAGCTGGGGCAATCGGCTTCGGTTGAGGTCGGATGGGCGGAAGGCGCGACGTATCCGGCGACTGGGGGCGGCGATCCTGTTTCTGTCGCATCCGTCGCCGCCATTCAAGAGTTTGGCGCACCCAGGGCCAGCATCCCGCCGCGTCCGTTCTTCCGGCCTATGATTGCCAAGGAAAGCTCGACGTGGGGCGCAAAGCTTAATGCCGCGCTTGGATTGAATAACTGCGATGCCCACAAGGCTCTGAAGCTGGTGGGAGATGACATTGCGGGCGCATTGGTTCAGTCGATTGCCGATGTGAACAGCCCGGCTTTGTCGCCGGTCACTTTGATGCTGCGAAAGATGCGGCAGCTTGATCCTGATTTGGTCGTGACTGGGAAAACCGTTGGCGAAGCTGCTGCAAAAGTCGCGGCAGGCCAGAGCACAAGCGGCGTATCCACCAAGCCACTGGTCGATAGCGGGACGATGATGGACAACATCTCAGTCATGGTGAAATGAAATGTTTGACACGTCCGGCCATGTAGAGCGCAGAGACGCCATCCGCCTTGCCGTCATAACCGGCGACCAATCATGGCGCGAGACGGTCAATGCCCGCTTTGCTGCCTACATGCTCTTTCGCGCCAAATATGCGAGGGATACGGCGGACTTTCACGAAAGCCATATCGACGACGCGCCGAATCCAGCCCCTTTGCGCGACTTGATTGCTGCATTGCGGGAACAGGCCAATGCGATGGATGAAGCCGCGATGAGGGAAGCCGTTGCCGATCCTGTCGGCTCCGAGGTCATGTTGCGCATAGCGGGGTGGTGAAATGAACCTTCACTCGATTGTATCGGGCGCGGTATCGGCGGTTAACCCATTCATCACCGTGACCATTCAAGCCTCGGCTGGCTATACCACGAATGCAGACGGTTCGCGGTCGCCAGCTTATGCGGCACCGGTCAGCATCCAAGCTCAAATGCAAAGCCTACAATATAACGATCTAGTTCAAATCGACGGCCTAAACATCCAGGGCGAGCGCAGGGCGCTTTATCTCAATGGCAATTGGGAGGCGACTTCCCGGCCCGATGGCAAGGGCGGCGACCTGATCACGTTCCCCGATGGATCCGTTTGGCTGGTGGCGCTTGTGCTCGAAAATTGGGCATTCCAGGATGGCTGGGTCAAAGTGTGCGTAACTAGGCAGAATGGATCATAGGGGAAATTATGAAATTCAGAGACATCACAAATGGCGAAGTAACTCTATCGTCCCCCGATGGCCTTTATCTGTTCGAGAATAACCCCATTGAGGGGTTGAACAAGAAGTGCATCATATCCGTGGGGCCAATGGATAAAACGCCCGGTGAAATCGTCGGTGCATTCACTGGATACGAGATTGAATCCGTATCGACAATATGTGGCGGGTATCGAGAAACTCAATCTGAACGCAAAATTAGGTTGTCTCGCAATTTTGTGAAGATTGTTATTAAGCTCAAATCATGACCCAACCCGTCCTTAGCCTAACCGAGAAACAGACGTTTACGGCGCTGCGGTCCTTCCTCCTCGCCATTCTGCCCGGCGGCATTGAAGTGGTGCGCGGCTTGGATAATCGCGTCGCAGAGCCTGAAGGCGTTGACTTTGTCACCATGACACCGATCATGCGCGAGCGGCTTGAGTTGAACGTCACAACCTATATCGATGGCGCTTTCCTAACGCCTCCGGTCGCTGGCAATCGGATTGATTTGCAGCCGACGAAGGTAACAATCCAGCTTGATGTGCATGGCCCGGCAAGTTCTGACAATGTGCAGATTATCTCAACGCTGTTCCGATCTGGCTACGCTTCTGAATACTTCGCTGGGCTGGCGGTTGATGTATGGCCTCTCTATGCCAGTGAGCCGCGCCAAATGCCGTTCCACAATGGCGAGCAACAGGTGGAGGAACGATGGTCAATCGACGCCGTTCTTCAGGCCAACGCGACCGTGACCACGCCTCAAGACTTTGCTGATCAGCTTGTCGCTAACATCAAGGAAGTCGGGGCAGAATACCCCATCAATTAGCCGGGACAATTTCCGGTAAGTTGCCAAACATCCGCCGCCCGGCTCCAGCTCGGCGGCTTTTTCTTTGCCTAACTGGAGCCTGTCGCAATGACAATCCCCGCGTCAAACCTTGTTAACATCGTCCCGAGCGTCCTGTCTGCTGGCGGCTCTGGGCTGAATTTGAACGGCGTCTTTCTGACCACGAATACCCGCGTCCCCGTTGGCTCGGTTCTGTCGTTTACTTCTTCCGCCGCCGTCGCCTCCTATTTCGGCGCGTCCTCGGTTGAGGCTGCCAACGCCGCTATCTATTTTGCGGGTTTCTCGAACTGCACGACCTACCCCACTGCCATGCTGTTTGCGCAGTATGCCACTGTCTCGGTTCCGGCCTATCTGCGCGGTGGGAATGCTTCTGGCCTGACCCTGGCCCAGCTTCAGGCCATTTCTGGCGTCCTGAGTGTCACGGTCAATGGCGTGACGGCGACGAGCGGCACCATCAACCTGTCGGGGGCTACCAGCTTCAGCAATGCCGCCGCCCTGATCACCTCCGGGTTCGCCTATTTTGACGGCGTTGTCACTGGCTCGATTGTTCCCGAGACCTTCAGCGTTACCGGATCGATCACCGGCAACGTGCTGACCGTTTCGAATGTGTCCAGCGGCACCATTTACGCCGGTTCGACCATTAGCGGTTCGAGCGTTATTGGCGGGACATCCATCATCAATCAGATTACCGGAACGGCTGGTGGCATCGGTACTTATACCGTGTCTGCCGTTCAGTCGGTGTCTTCGGAAACGATCAGTGGTGCCTATGGCGAGTTGACAGTCACCGCCGTCACATCCGGCGCTTTGGCCGTTGGTCAGGTTATCTCTGGAACTGGCGTTACCGTTGGCACGACCATTACCGCCGATATCAGCGGGACGGGCGGCGACGGCACCTACGTTGTATCTGTGAGCCAGACGGTTATCTCTGAGACTATTTCCGGGGGGCCTCTGACTTGCACATTCGATAGCGTGTCGGGCGCGTTCATTCTGACCGGCGGCACTCCCGGAACTGGCACCATCGGATACGCCAGCGGCAGCCTATCGGCCTCGCTGTTCCTTACTTCCGTCACTGGTGCCGTGACATCGCAGGCCGCTCCCATTTCGGTCCCCGCCACATTCATGAATGCCCTGCGCATCGTCACCACTAATTGGGCATCGTTCACCACGATCTTCAATCCAGATGCTTATGGCAATGCGAACAAGCTGGCCTTCTCGGCTTGGACCAACTCGACCAACAACGCCGTCGCCTATATCGCCTGGGATACTGATATCACGCCCACGCAAAGCACGGCTGCCACGTCCTCGCTGGGCTATCTGATCGGGCAGGCTCAATATTCCGGCACCATCTTGGTGTACGATCCCAGCGACAGCTACCTGAACGCCTTCGTTGCCGGGACTATCGCCAGCATCAATTATAATGCCAACAATGGCCGCATCACTCTGGCTTACAAGTCGCAGTCTGGGCAGGCGATCACCGTCACCACCGCGACCGTTGCCAGCAACTTGATTGCCAACGGCTACAACTTCTATGGCGCGTATGCCACCGCTAATCAGCAGTTCAACTTCTTCCAGAACGGCTCGATCAGCGGAAAGTATCTGTGGGCCGATAGCTTCATTAACCAGATTTGGCTGAACAACGCCCTTCAGTTGGCTTTGCTGAACTTCCTGGCGAACATCAATTCCGTCCCGTACAACGCGGCTGGTGATGCTTCGATCTATGCCGTCTGCCAGGGCACCATCCAGCAGGCTCTTTCGAATGGCGTGTTCTCGCCCGGCGTCAATCTCTCCGCCGGTCAGATTGTGGAAGTCAACACCGCTGCCGGGGCCAACATCGCAGGCGTTCTCAGCACTCGCGGCTGGTATCTCCAGGTGCTTCAGGCCACTCCGCAGGTTCGCGCTGCCCGCACGTCTCCGCCGATCAACCTCTGGTACACCGATGGCGGATCGATCCAGCAAATCACCCTCGCTTCCATTGAGGTGCAGTAATCATGTCGTCTATTTCCTCCGCTAACGCCGTATTCATGCTCGGCGTCACCGGCCTGTTTGCCACGCCTCAGCAACTGCAGGGCTTCGACGTTGACGATGCATTCGACGCCGAAGGTCTTGACGTCGCTGAAACCAAGATCGGCGTTGATGGCATTCTGTCGGCTGGCTTCGTCTTTACCATCGCCCCCACCACCATCGCTTTGCAGGCCGATAGTCCCTCGGTGTCGCTGTTCGAGGCTTGGTACACCGCCGAACGCGCCGCCCAGGACAAATACTTTGCCTTTGGGCAAATCCTGCTTCCTAGCATTGGCCGGTCATATACTTTGGTCAACGGCGTCCTGAAAAAGTATACGCCGTTTTCCTCGGCCAAGAAGATGTTGCAGCCCCGGTCATTCACCATTGACTGGGAAAGCATCATCGGAGCGGCCATCTAATGGCCCGCAAGGTTCTGACCGTCGTTATTTCGGCTGACGGGCGCGACAAGGGGAAGCACTTCCTCATCCGCGAAATGCCGGTGCGTCAGTCCGAATATTGGGGAATGCGCGTTCTGTCTGCCATGGCGTTGTCGGGGGTGGAAGTCCCCGATGACATCGCTACTTCGGGCCTGGCAGGCGTTGCGGCTTTCGGCATTCGGGCCGTCATGGGTTCGTTCGGCAAGCCGGAAATGCGGGAATTGCTGGACGAAATGCTGTTCAGTTGCGTATCGGTCATTCCCGATCCTGCAAAGCCCCATATCGTGCGCGGTGCAGGCGCTCTGCCTGAAATCCGCCCAGTTGGCGCTTTGCAGGAAGATGACATTGAAGAACTGGCGACGATGGCCCAATTGCGCCGCGAGGTGCTGTTGATGCACCTGGATTTTTTGCCGCCCGCCGTCCGCTCTCCCTTGGAGCACATTCTGGGGGCGTCGGGAAGTTCGCAGAATACGTAAACGTTCCTGCCGCTATCGGGGCCGTGGTGTCAACTCGGATGGCTACGCTGTCCGAGCTTGACACCGTTTACGGCGCTGAAGACCTATATGACATGCTCGAAATAATCAGCGTTGACGCTCACAACAATCGAGTGGCGAATAAGAGGGATTGACCATGGCCGGTGATGTGATCGATAGCTTGGTCGTTCTTCTGAACCTTGATCCTAAAGGCTTCACTGACGGTCAAAAAGAGGCTGTGAAGTCTCTGAAAAAGACCGAAGGCGAGGCCACTAAAACCGCCAAGAACATGCAGGCGGAAGGAAAAAAGGCTGGTGAGTTCTTCTCGGGCATCAAAACCCAAGTCCTGGCCCTCGGTGCCGCCTTCCTCGGCACGGCTGCGATCACGTCCTTTGCCAATCACATCACGGCTTCGGACGCGGCGCTAGGACGGCTGGCAACCAACGTCGGCATGTCCACCGAAGACCTTTCCGCGTGGGAAGGTGCCGCCGTCCGCGCTGGCGGCTCCGCTGCAGCCATGGACGCCACGCTCAAGGGCATGACTGCCCAGATGCAAGAGTTCCGATCCAAGGGCACCCTATCGCCCGAAATGCAGTTCAGCCTTGCGCAGTCTGGCATTGATCCGAACAAGTACCTCGCCGCCACCACAACCAATGTGGAACGGCTGGCGATGGCCGCTAAGGCTTTCAAGGGCATGGATGCGCCTCGTGCGCAGATGCTCGGTAAGGGGCTTGGGTTTGACGAGGGAACCATCAACCTGTTGCTCAAGGGCGACGATGCCGTTGCTGCCCTGGTGGCGCGTCAGAAGGAACTGAATGCAGTATCCAAGGCCGATACCGACGCTGCGATTGCTCGGGAAAATGCTTATGGCGATCTGACGGACACGTTCCAGGGCTTAGGTCGAACCATCCTCACCGATGTTAGCCCGGCCATTGTGTCTCTGTTGGGCGAGTTTCAGAAGTGGGCGCAGGAAAACCGCGCCTGGATTGAGACTGGAATTGTTGACGGTATTAAGGATTTTGGCACATACATTCGCTCTGTCGATTGGGCGGCGGTAGGACAGGGCATCTCTGACTTTGTGCATGGGGCCAATTCAGCCGCTAAAGCTGTTGGCGGATGGAAGACGATTGCCGAGGGTCTATTCCTCATTTGGACGGGCGGAAAGCTGGCTGCGATGCTATCGGGCGTGTCTGCCCTGGCATCGGGAATGCTGGTGGCATTTGGGCCTGTCCAGCTCATGGTGGCTGGTATCGCTGCGTCTATTGCGGCGATCTCTTATGCCCGTGACCATGAGGACGAATGGCGGGCCAAATTCGACAATAAGGCCATAGGCGCGTTTCAGAAATCGGGACTAATGCCTGCGCCCAAGGGGCTAACGCCAGCCCAACAGGCATACGTTGCGAATGGTGGCGTTGCTCACTCTGCTGTTGCGGCTCTCATCGCCAGCGGCGAGGGAGATTACAACAGCGTCAATCGGGGCAAGGCTGGAGGATATAAATCCGGCACAGAAGACCTTGAAAACATGACCCTCGATCAAGTCATGATGGCGCAGAAGGTTGGCAAGTTCAACGCGGCTGGCCGTTATCAGATGATCAAGGGCACTCTTTCCGAGGCCGTAACCGCTCTTGGACTGAACGGTAAGGACAAGTTCAGCAAGGAAACTCAGGACAAAATCTTTTCTGAATATTTAGTGACGATCAAGCGCAAGGCTCTGGGGGACTATATCAGCGGCAAAAGCAATGACATAGACGCCGCTGTTAAATCCGCCGCTCAAGAATGGGCAAGCGTTGCTGATCCCGCTACTGGCAAGAGCTATTATGCGGGCGTTGGAAACAATAAAGCTTCCATTTCATTGCAGCAGATGACCTCCGCCTTGCAACAGTCTAGAGCACAGAATATGGCTTCAAACACCAACTCCAGCGAAGTCAACATCCAAAATCTGCATCTAACTACGACTTCGAATGATCCCTACGATCATGCGGCCAGTGTGATGGATGGCCTTAAACAATACAACATGGCATCGCAGGCAAACTATGGGACTAGCTGATGGCAAACGGTCTTCCTAACCTGCTGAATAACCCGCTGGGAACGGTTAACGCGGTGTCGCTGCTTGTAGCCGATGCTGCGCTGATCTACAGCCTG